CATACGAGCATTCTCTAGTGCGATGGTTTGTTCTGCACTAAAGTTTATGTTTGCTATCTCTGATATACGTGCAGCATTCTTAACTTTAGTTTGAAAGTTTTGATCAAACTCCATGCCCATAAACTTAGCACGTTGTTCTGCTTTCATCATAGCCATTTGTTGTTTGTTAGATGCATCCATCTGTGCAATAGGTAGTGCTGCTTCCATGCTTGCCTGTACAATAGCCATCCCTGCCATACTAGAGGCAGATAGACCACGTGCCGCCATAGCTTGATTAGCTGCTCTCATAGCTCCTGCTGCCCACACAGGTGTTTTACCACCCTGAAAGTCTTGCATTAAACTAGCCATCTCATCTTGTACAAGAGCAGCTTCAGCTTTTGCTAGGGTAGCATCTACCTGTCCTTGATTTACAGCAGATCCGTCTATAAGTTGATCTTGTGTAACCTGTAAAGGGTTAGGAGCTTGTACTGTTTGTGCTTGTCCCAGTTGTGCTGCTTGTAGCTGTAGAGATGCAGCAGTATTAGGGTCCATCTGTGCAGCATTCATTAATGAATCAGCACTTACCTGACCCTGTGCGCCAGTCATACCTGCCAAGGCGTTTTGCATTGTAGTTTGTGATTGTGCTGCTGTCATTGTATTAGCTGGTGTTGTGACAGGGGTAGCTGCTTGTGTTGCTGTTCCTGCTGTAGTTACACCAGCTTGTGTAGCTGTTCCTGCCTGTCCTGTATTCTCAGCTATATTAGCTGCATCGTTATCGTTAGCTTGTACAGCAGCTACAGTTGTAGGGCCAGTAGGATCTTTCGCTATTTGAGCAGTCATGTCACCACCACTTGGCATACCCTGTGCGGCTGTATTATTAAATGTTCCTTCTTTAGTAGCAGGACCAGCTATAAGTGTTTGAGGACTACCGTCAGGGGCAGTACCATCAAAACCTTGAGGATTAACTACAGGAGATGCTTGTACAGCAGGTGCTGATTCTCCACTACCCCCTGAATTAATACCCCTAATAAAATCATTCTGTGTATATTGTGTTGCTAACATGTCAGGCGTTTTGTTTGGGTCAGCACGATCTGCTGCCTGTCTTTCCATAACAGCCCTTCTTTGAGCTATGTTACCCTCTTCCATAGTTTTTTTATCTGCTTGTCTTTGCGATGCTGCTTTTGCTGTCTTTGCTGTCAGGTCTTTATATTCCTGTGTACCAAATTTAGGTCCACCAAACAATCCTCCAAAAACAGCATTAACACGTTTACCCTCAACCATCTGCCTAGCTGCCATAGTGTATTTGCCCATCTTGGCTGCTGCTGCAGGGCTAGCTGCAAGAAACTTATTTATGGAATCTCTATCCATTGCCCCTGTGTAGCCCAGTGATGGGAGTATCTTCTTTTCCATTGACTCATTAGTGAATCCTGCGAATTTATTAGCCATATCTTATTTCCCTATTTGCATCCAAAGTGATGCGGCAATGAATGTTATTACTGCTACTGTTGACATCTTAACCATAGTTGACCACACACCTTTACGTGTATCACGCCATGCTTCTAGTAAGTTACGCATTTCTGTTATGTCTTTACGAGCATCGTCATCATGCAGTCCTACTTCACGCAATGCCATCTTAGCACCACGCTTTGCTGCGCGATCTAGCATGGCTTCTAATTCTTCTGGTGTAATATTAGACATAACCAGACATATCCTCGTTTGTTATAGGTATTGCTTTTTCCTTATCATAATAGTTATTTACCTCTAACCATCTAGCATAAGAAGTTTTAATATTACTAACTATAATACCAGCTTCAGCGCGTGATAAGTTTGTATGATTGTCACCATCATGTACTGCATACACATTATATCTTGTGTCAGAATCATCTAAAGATAAAATTTGTGTATCATTTAATGCGTCACCATACTCATGGGCAACAATAGTTTCGCCATCAATAACTAATGTTGTTTGTTTTATAGAAGGTTTAACAACACACCATTTTGTTGGAAGAGTATCTAATTCTACTTTTATTTTTGAGGCAGCATTAGCAACCTCTGTTTCTGTTTCGTAATATTTTTGTGCATAAAGAAATTTAGTCATTATGTTGATCCGTAAATTGTACCATTATTTACAAGTGTTCTTGATGTTCCTGTTATAGCTGCTCCACCTGAACCAAGAAAGTATCCACCTTGACCAGCCCCACCAGATGCTCCCCATCCACCGCCACCGCCACTAACATTAGTTACACCACCACCAACACCATTACCTGCTGCTCCTGCAGATCCACCGTTTGCAGTTGTTCCGCTTAGTCCATTACCACCGCCAACTCCTGGAAGGATTTTGCCGCCACCTCCACCGCCAACGCCCCCATTGTTGTTTGCATAATTCAAGATGCTATCACCGCCACCGCCAGCGCCTCCACCTAGACCACCCACTGCGTCAGAACCATTACCAGTACCATTGCCCCCAGTTCCATTTACATTTCCTGCAGAACCACCACCAACACCAGTTGCGCCACCACGACCACCTAGACCGCCCCCAGCACCGCCACCTCCTCCTGCGTTTACGTAGTGAGCAGATCCGTGAGTTCCTGAGTTATCATAGCCAACAGCACCACCACCACCGCCACCTGCAATAAAGCCAGAACTTTGATTTATTATTGTAACACCGCTTGAAGTTACATTAATAGCTGTTTCACCATTGCCCCCACTAGAAGGATTCATAAAAGAGGGGTATCCATACGATCCACCCTTACCACCTTTTCCAATTATACGACCTTCATTAATTATAGTACATGGTATATCTATTATTAAAGCGTTGCCACTACTACCACCTTGTATATATGTATCGGACGGTATTCTAAGAGTCATACCTGAACTAAAGCCAGAAATAGAAGAAACAGTTATATTTGCTTGGTATTTATATCCATTCTGTGGACCAAAAGCTGCAGCAAAAACAAGTTCGTTAGCCTTACCATGAAAGTTTGACAACGATATAGCACCAGAAGATACTCCTGCCAAAGATCTCATATCAGAGTCATTCATTGAAACTGCAGAGCCACTTGAAGCTCCTAATTCTATGTGACATTGGTTTAGTGATATAGTACCACTAGCTGGTAGTGCCATTATCTACTCTCATTGTATGTTTTGTTAGGGTCTAGTGTTTTACTAAGCTTGCCGTAAACACTATTAAATTCTGGGTTAGATGTACTGAGTTTGAATCTTTCATTTAACTCACAACGAGCATCCCATAGAGGTTGAAAACTAGCTTGTACCATAGGGTTTTTAGAACCTACAACAGCAGTCTCATTATTGTGGTATCTTTCATAGACTAAATCCCATTGCCACTCTACCCAGTTCATAGGAATCAAATCACCATGCATAGTAAAGAATAGTAGGTTAGCGTCACGTTCTCTATTTTGTGCTTGAACTATTTCTGTGTAACCTATATTACCATGTGGGTTTCTTACGTCATAGATAGCTTCATCGTTGTTATTAATTGTAGGAATTATCTTTAAACCTCTAGGGATAGGTCTGCCAAAAGAATCATACTGTTGTAAGTTCTCTCGCTTAACCTTTTCGATATCCCATTCCATTACTTATTATCCTCTAGTGAATATAGTAAGCTGCTGTACCTGCTGCATTCCCACCAATAAACTTCAGCGTTAGACTTGAAGGATATAAGCTAGATGGCTTGTCTCCTGGGTCAAGATAACATCCCCAAAGTTTAGTTCCGTAGGAGTTACTAGCCCAATTAGCACCAATACCACTACCTGGGAAGTTGTTTTCAAAACGTGCATAACCATTGTAGTTATGGTCTGCTGTACATCTGTGAGCTGTGTTTGTGTTTGAATAATGACAAAACAACCTAATGCCCAAGCCAGTATCAACATGTGTAGTAAAGCCCCCACCTGGAAGATTCGTGATGTTAAAACTACCAGATGGTTTACCTGTTCCACCATCAGAAAAACCCCAACCACCAATGTCATACAAATAGCGTTGTCCACCATAAGTGACATCGACTATGTTAGCGGCATTCTTAACATAATAAGTTGTGTGCGTATGGGTATGTCCACCATAATCGGTAAGGGCTGCTCTTGAAGTGTGTGTGCCATACGTAGTTCCAGAAGTGCCAATGTAGTTATTAAGGTTACTTATATGATTTCCTGTGTAGGACTGCCAAAGTATTTCAGAACCTGATGCTGAACCAAAGGAAGTAATTGTAGTTGTAGGATCTGCACTAGCACCGTACCATTCATTAAACGACATACTAGCTCCCGAAGATTTTCCTAACAAGTCACGAATATCTGCGTCATTAAGGCTACAAGTAGTGCCTGAACTACCACCTGCTTCTATGTGAATTTCGTTTAAGCTTAATGAAGACGGACTAGTTGGCAGAGTCATTCTTTAGACTTTCAACTTCAGCTTTTAATTCTTTTACAGCTTCAATTAATACACCTACTAAGTTACCGTATGCTACAGATAGATACTCACCCTCTTCCACAACCTCTGACATAACTTGTTGCATCTCTTGAGCTATAACACCTGTGCCACGATGTCCGTCTTTGTCATACATAACACCACGCATCTGTGATACTTTGTCTAGCGCACCTTCAATAGTTTCTACGTTTTCTTTTAGTCTTTCATCTGAGTAAGCTGTGACGTTACCTGATGCGGTAAAGTTTCCAGTGAAGGAGCCTGACATAGCAAAAGTTGTTCCTGATAGTGATAGACCATTACCAGCACCGTATGTTGTATTAGTATCCGTTGGAACAGCCCATGTAAATGTACCATCCCCATCTGAACGTAAGAACTGTGTATTAGAACCATTTCCACTAACATTAAGTTCACTAGCACCCACAGCATTAGCTGCTATCTCGCTTGCCCCAACTGCATCAGCTGCTATTTGAGATGCAGTTACTGAATTTGCAGATAGTGGTATAGATGCGGCCCCTGACACATTTAAATCTCCTGTTAGTGTCAAATCCCCTTGGATGAAAGCATTTTTAAATTTTAATGCACTTGTACCTAAGTCTACAGTATTATTAGTTTTAGGTCTAAGTACAGATGCTGTCACAACTATATCCTGCGATGGCCCTATCTTTTCAATAGGAGCGCCCTCTGCTGCAGTACCATCATGGGTATGACCAGTACTAGCGTTGAATGCTGATTGTACCTGATTGTACTCATCGTTAAAATCATCAGCGTCAATAACACTTCCTGTAGTAATATTACCTGCTGCCTGTCTTGTATAACCTGCCATTGTTACTGCCTATCATTTTGTCTGTACTCAAGAACTGCTGTGTCAAGAGTGAAGGTTGGATTTATTGAGTTATCTGTAATACGCATTGAGAATGTCTTAAAAGAACCAATAACATTTTCTTTATATATCTGATCTAGTACACCACCATAAGTAACACTTGAACTACCATATACTGAAGAAGATGAACCAAATAAACTTATACTACCTGAACTAGTTGAAGTAACTGGTATAACTGCTGGTTGAACAATTCCTGGATCATTTGCAGAGTCAAAGTCTAATTTAATACTAAGTGATAAATTCATTGTTCCTGTAGGTTGTGCATAGAGTGTTAACTTATACATTGTTTTACGTAGCTGCGGATCTGTAATAGGCATAAAGGGTGACTCGTATATAGACTCAATAGAAGCGCCATCAAAAGAAGTACCTGAGTCCATAACATAACAGAAACCATCATCATTACCAAACATAATAGTTTCTTGTGCGCCTGAGTATGTACTATCTGCTACGTTTACTTTTAGTCCTTTTGTTGTTGACCATGCTATACCGCTAC